GCCTCTGCTAACCCCACCTAGAGATTTGTAACGGGAATCACCCGGCATGATCTCTGACTCAACGCCAACGCCATACTAGCTTGCTAGTATCGCGTTTCGTGTACTGACGAACCCTGAACACTGCGCTCTCCCTTGGAGGGCGACACTCAGTGCCATGCGACCTAAATACATCGGACTCGGTGGCTGCTCTCTGCCCTTCGGTGAAATACCGAAGTAACATTGACCAACCATCGATCTGATGATTTATCTTAGGAGATATCACTACACGTACTAGCCACTCACGCCTTTGCAGGCCGTGGGGGTTTGTACGCGAGATAGATATCTGATGTTGGAGGGGAACCTCCCTAAGACGTGGATACGACTCTGATAGTTGTATCCTTTCGTCCGGAATATGTCGATAAACTCGACATAGAAGGCTTACGATGTAATCGTAAGTTGAGAAGTACTTCCCATCATACATGGAATTAGCATAAGCTATCCATGACGTATAGGAATTCGGGCTGGGCGATGACGACCAAACCGTCCGTAAACGGACAGGAGTGACACAAACACCATTAAAGGCATCCATACCACACGACTCTCTAAAGAGTCCATTGGTGCAGCTTTTATCGCGATTCACTCGCAAGTGAAACGCTTCGAGCTGTTCGATTGCATACTCGGCGTAAGCCGTTGGTACAATCACATCATCACCATACACGCGGATACCCTCACGGGTCTCTGCGTCGGGTGCTGCAGCGGTGAGAATAGACCAGATAGTTAATGCTAGAATGGGAAAGCATAAAGCTGAACCCATTGGAGCATACTTCTGGAGTTTTACTATTCTGCCATCGGGCAACACCGTTGATAAACTTCTGCAAGCTTCCAAGTACTCGACTATTCGAGGAGGAAACAGCAGACGAACTAGATCAGTACTTACGCGATCTGAGGCCTCGTTGAGGTCCAGCGTAGCGTAGCGACCAGTACGAGACCCTAAAAGGGCACCGTATCTGTTAGCAGACTGATCAGTGAAGGAGACGTTAAAC